GCGGCTTAACGGACACCACGCCGCCAGGGCGCTAGCCTCGATCATGGCATGGCAACGACCGATACGACCCAAGAGCAGCTACCACAAGGGGCCACCGCGCAAGTCACGACCCGGCACCAAGTTCGGACTGCTGCCGCTTTGCCCGAAATGCCACGTCACGTTCTTCGCCGCCGTTCAGGGATGGTGTCGCGAGCGCGGCCTAGCCTCGACCTCGTGCGCGGCCGGACTGATAGCCACGCTCCAGGGTCGAACGACCAGCACTGCGTTGCAGTGCAGGGCCATTCGGACCTGGATCAAACTCACGAAGGAACCCCCATGATCGTCAAGACAGCAGGTCGCGTCGCCTTCAAGCTCGGCAGCGTACTCACGATGGCCTTCGTTGCCGCGTGCGGCGGGCTGATGGCGCGCAAGCTGCTCGACCCGGGCTGGAAGCGCTGGCGCCGCCCGGTGGTGCCGACCAAGCCCGCGAGGGACACCTGATGGGCCGGGTGAAGGACCACTTCCACGACGAGATCTGCCGCCGCCAGCAGGACGACGGCTGGGACGACAGCGACCATTGGGCAGAAGAACAGGACAGGAGACTTGCAATGCACACGGACGACATCCTCATCAACGCCGTGACGGCCGCCGCGCTCGAGGCCAAGCGGCGCTGTGCCGAGGCCAACGTCAGCCGCCTCCGGATCGACATCGAGATCTGCGGCGGCACGCACGACGAAGTTCTCTCTTGCCGCTTCAAGGTGGGCGAGCACTACGACAGTGCAAACGCCGAGGGCAACCGCCTGAGCGAGGCCGTGACCGAGTACCTGCGGCGCAAGGGCTGGACCCAGAAGCACGCGCCGCTGCTGATTCGCGGGCCCGAGCCCGAGCCGCTGCCGCCGCCCGAGGACAAGCCGGTGCCGGGCATCGACAAGCCGGACGAGCCGGTGTTCTGATGCAGAGCCGCGAGGAACACCTGGCGGCCTGCAAAAAGACCGCGCTCGAGATCCTGTGGCGCGACCGCGATCCGGTGCAGGCCATGACCTCGATGATGAGCGACATGGGCAAGCACCCCGAGTGCCAGCCTGGTCCGGCGATCTCGCAGATGTATCTCGGCTTCTGTGTCCTGGGAGATCACGAGACGGCCAAGAAGTTCATCGAAGGCTGGCGATGATGGAGCACCTGTTCACCTGCTGCATCTGCGGTTACGACGTCAGGGACTACTGGTTCCGCAAGGGCCGCGACAAGCACATCGAGCCCGTGTGTCGTGGCTGCGAGCAAAACTACGGCGAGCGCACTCCCATAGCGGGTGCCTTTCTCGACCGCCGGCTGGCTGTTCAGATAGCCGCCCTAGCCAATGCCCTCAACTGCGAAGCTCACACACTGCACTGGAAAAGACATGGCTTCTCGAGACTACGAGTCGGCGCCGGCGTCTGACGCGATCGGCCTCGTTCAGATCATCCGCAACCTGGCCTGCGACCTCGACCAGCTGCGCGCCGGCGAGATCAGCGTCCAGGACGCGATCGCCCGCTCGATGCTCGCCAAGCAGATCTTCAATGGCGTGCGGATCTATCTCAACGGCACCAAGATCCTGTCGGACCATGCCCGCGAGGTGGCAAAGCTGCCACAGGGACCGACTGATGCGTAACCTGCGCGAGCTCGACAAGTGGCGGCTCACCGGCAAGGCCCTGCCGGCGTTCTACGGCGGATACGAAGGCGACGAGACGTGCGGCGCCTTCGCCGTGCCGATCGGCAGCCACCTGTTCGCCGTGGTCGCCGCTGCCAACAAGGGGTTCGATCACGTCAGCGTCAGCCTGCCCAACCGCTGCCCGAGCTGGGAGGAGATGGACAAGATGAAGCGGCTGTTCTTCAAGCCCGACGAGATCGCCTTCCAGGTCCACCCCAAGGAGACCGACCACATCAGCGTCTACCCATTCTGCCTGCACCTGTGGCGCTGCTGGTGGATAGACCCGCCGATGCCACCCAAGGAGTTCGTATGACCGAGATCGCGCTGCGCCTGGCCTTCCGCGACGAGGGCCGCTGGTGGACCTGCTACATCGCCAAGCGGGACACCATGGCCGACGCCATCAATGTCGGCCGCATCCCGCGAGCGGCCGCCGAGCATCCTGAAATGCGCGAGGGCTTCATGGCGCTGATGAAGCTGATGCTCGAGCTCCACGCTAATCGCAGGGTCGAGCAGTGGGACCCGCCGACCTCGGCACCCGAGCACGAGAAGGGAGGACGCGCATGACCACACCAGAAGAAGCCGCACGCAGGATTACACTGTTTGTGGAGCAATATGGCGTGGGTGCAGCGTCAATGGGTAATGGCTTGTTGAGGGATGGCAACACGCTCGCCCACGCCTATCTCGCCGCCGAGGCGCGCATACGGGAATTGGAAAGGATATCGCCAAAGGAACAGCAGATGAGCGACATCGTGGAGGCCAAGAAAGCAATCAATTGTCTGGTATTCGCGATAGAGGATGCAAGCGTCTTGGTTGACGTGAAGCGCATCATGCAAGGGCTCGTTGATGAAGTCGAGCGCCGTCGGGCTGGCCGTGCCGCCGTGGTGGAGGAATGTCGGCAGGCGGCTGAGACTGCTGCACGGAAATGGCCACATGCAGCTAACGATGTTGTGGCTGCCATCGCGGCCCTCAAAGGCGGTGCAGCATGACCACGCCAGAAGAAGTCATCAAGCAGCTGCCGACCGACAGCGAGCAGATCCTGGCCGACAAGATCATGCTGGGCCGCGCCCTGATCGCTTTCGTGTGGGCCTACGAGCGGGCGGCCGATCCGATCGGCGACAGCGATCTCTACGACGAGCAGCCGCGCTCGGTGAGCGTGACGCTGGGCGACTGCCGGAGGGCGACAGCCCTGCTGCACAGCGTGGGGCTCTACACCAAGGAGCCAAAGACCAAGGTGCGATACTAACCCAGGAGAGAGAATGTACGACCAGCTTCAGGCACTGCACGGCTTCATCCCGATGAACCATACGGCACCGCAGTTCTTTCCGGTCGAGGCCGGGCCGATCTACGACGACAAGGGCAAGGTGATCTACGGCCACCAGCGCATCTATCGCGGCGACAGTGGTGACACGCTGGCGGTGCACAGCTCGAGCTACACGATGGTGCCCTACGAGCGCCACTTCGCGCTGTTCGAGGACGCCATCCGCGAGAGCCGCCTCAACAAGGAAGGCCTGATGGTCGGCACCGACATGAGCGACAACGGGGCGCGCATCTTCCGCCAGTATCTCTTTCCCAACGAGATGTTCGAGATCCATGACCGGCTGGGCCAGGTCAGCAAGATCGCGCTCCGAATCGCCATGTGGGACAGCTACAACGGCAGCAGCCGCTTCATCGGCAAGTCGGGCTACTTCAACTTCGCCTGCGCCAACTGCGCGATGATCGGCAAGTCGCTGCTCGACGTCAGCTACAAGCACGTCGGCGCGATGGAGCAGAAGGTGAGCTTCGCCGCCGAGAAGCTGGTCGGCGCGGCCGACACCTTCATCGCCGAGTTCAAGCGCATGGAGAAGTGGCCGAAGATCGACCTGCCGGTGCCGACCTTCTCGGACGCGCTGTCGGCGCTGCCCCAGCACAACCCGCGGCTCATCAACGAGCTGGTGGCCGAGTATGCCCGCGGCGACGACCACAGCCTGTGGGGCGCCAGCCAGCTGATGACCAACTGGGCGACACACGACCTGCACAAGTCGAAGCTCAATGCCAAGACGCAGCACGAGCGGCAGAAGCGCGTCTCCGACCTGATCGAGAGCGTCGACTGGGTCGAGATCGAGAACCCCAGGTGAGGACCGGCCGGCGCTACGACGTGGTGAAGGCGGGCAAGCGCTTCAAGCTGTTCCGCTACACCCGGCGCGAGCACGACGTCGAGGCCAAGCACTGCATCGGCCTCTACGATACCTGGGATGCCGCAGTGAAGGCCTCGCTGCAGGAGATCGACTTCGACAAGGAAGATGTCGAGCGGTCGCGCTTCAAATGAAATTGCCGGTCACTGATGGTTGCAACATCGGACCAAAGGGGGACACCCCGGACCGGCAGTGTGGCGTTGGGACCACGCCAACGGCGAGCCGACGGGCTCAAGCCTTTGCTGCCTTGCATGTGGGCATTAGCCGAGGCAGGTCCTGCATCTTTCAGCAGCAGGAGACAGCATGCAGCCCGACAAGTGGACGTGGCGGGCGCTCGCCAACATCGCCCGCTGGCACGGCATCTACCAGCGCTTCGAGCTGAGGCTGTGGCGCAACATGGTGGTGCCTTATCCACGCTACTAAGATTGACGAGTTAGCTGCTGACTGTCGGGTCCGGTGTAATCCGGATACCGCGGGCCTCTGCACCCGAACGGTCCTTGCAGAGGGACCAGGCGGCCAGCAGCTTCCGGCTCGAGGGGACGGGGTAGGAGCAGGTCCAGCGTCTTGGATACGGTGGGTTGGGTGATGGGACCACCGGAAACGGAACGAGCTGCGGCATGCCGCGGGAACGTACCGGCCCCGGCTTCGATGAAAGGAAAAGAGAGATGGCGTACAGCGAGGCCAAGGAGCGCCTGAGGCAGGCGATGATCGACCAGATCAACCCGCTGCTCGAGCGGCCGGCAACCGCCATCCTGAGCGCCGCCCTGGTCTACGAGAACGGCAAGGCGTCGGTGGTGGTGGTGATGGGCTGCAGCAAGGACGAGAACACCGAAGGGGAAAGCGAAAAGCTGTTCGACATGCTGGCCGACTTCCTCGAGGTCAGGGACCGGCTGCCGGCGCAGACCGACGAGCGGGAACCCACAACCAGGAATTAGCCAGAGACTTTTTTTCGTTCGTTCAACAAGGCACCGTCAGACGGTGTCAAAGGAGACTGAGATGGCAGACAGACTGAATACCGCGCTACCGATCGAGCAGCTGGTGGTCAACAAGAGCAACGCCCGCAAGGATCACGACACCGATCCGACGCTGGTGGCCTCGATCGCCGCAGCCGGCCTGATGTATCCGATCACCGTCAAGGCGATCGACGACGGCAAGTACGAGGTGATCGACGGCGCCCGCAGGCTCTACGCCATCAAGGCCGGCATCAAGTCGGGCCTGATCGACATGGAGCGCGTGCCGGTCAAGATCATCGAGAACGGCCTCGACAGCCTGGAGTATTCGCTGCACGGCAACCTGCACATGTCGATGCACCCGCTCGACGAGGCCGACGCGATCGCCAAGCTCTCCAAGAAGGACGAGGACAAGACCACGATCGCCGCCCGCTTCGGCAAGACCGTGATCTGGGTCGACCAGCGGGCCCGGCTCTCCAAGCTGATTCCCGAGGTCAAGCACCTGTTCCGCGAGCGCGAGATCGACCTCGAGACGGCGATGGCCTTCACCCTGGCCGACGACAAGCTGCAGAAGCAGATCGTCAAGGCGCGCCAGTACGACAGCCCCGGCCAGGTCCGCCGCATGGCGACCCAGAGCAAGGTCAACGCCAAGGAGGCGATCTTCCCGCTCGACGGCTGGCCCGAGGACAAGATCGAGCGCGACCTGTTCAGCGACGACGTGTGGCTGACCTCGATCCCGCTGTTCCTCAAGAAGCAGGCCGAGGCGTTCGACGGGCTGGTCAAGACCTACAAGGACAAGGGCTACCACGAGGTCATCGTGCTGAAGCACGACGACTGGCAGACGCCCAACCGCTACGCCAAGCTGACCGGCAAGATCACCGACAAGCAGCGCGGCAAGTTGAGCGTGCTGCTGCGGATGGCCGAGAACGGCAAGATCCAGATCCTCGAGGACATGCTGCCCAACAAGGAGGCGCGCAAGGTCACGCAGTCGGCCAACGGCCACGACACGGTCGAGGCCGAGAACATCAAGCCCAAGCGCGCCAAGGACTTCTCCAACCCCCAGCTCGAGCAGCTCGCCGCGCAGGCGGTGAGCGCGCTGTTCATGCAGATCGTCGAAGGCGAGCCGCCCGAGTCGCTGCTGCAGTATATCGTCTACTCGGTTTCGTGCCTGAACCCTGGCGAGCCGTGGGGTCCGGCACGCTGCGTCGGCGGCGACACCGAGCGCCGGCGGGCCAGCGTGGCGACCCTGCACAAGATCCCGCACGGCGTGACGCAGACCCAGACGCCGGCCGGCATGAGCTACGAGAAGTGGCTCGGCGAACGCACGGCGTCGGCCCGCAAGCAGCTCTACCTCGAAGCGATCGCCAGGCTGCTGCACTATCCCGGCCCGATCGAGGCGATGAAGGCGCTCAAGACCCTTCCGGTCAAGGGAACCTGGTTCAAGCCCGACGAGCAGTTCTTCGCTCGCTACCGTTCCGACCAGCTCGAGGACTACATCAAGAAGTCGGGCCACCCGGCCAAGAGCTACGAGGGGCTGAAGAAGGCCGAGCTGGTCAAGATGGCGCTGGGCGTGTCGAAGGAGAAGAACGCATGGCAACCGTCCTGAGGGTGCTGGGCTTCGCCAACAACACGCCCTGCCCGATCGCCGACGAGTACGTCATGTCGTTCGACGTCGATGCCCGCGGCGGGCGGGGCTACGGCGTGTTCACGCCCGATCTCGACAAGGCGCTGCGCTTCGACAACTTCATCGACGCGCTGAAGTTCTACCGGCAGGTCTCGACCGTCAAACCGCGGCGTGCCGACGGCAAGCCCAACCGGCCGCTCACGAGCTGCCACATCAGTTTCGAGCCGGTGAAAGATGAGCAAGCGCCGAGTCCAGCACAACCCGGTTGAGGACGCTCTGCGCAAGGCCAGGCTCAGGAACCTGCGTCTTCGCAAGCAGCGTCAGAAGTTCCTCAAGCTCAAGAAGAAAGGCAAGCCGTGGCACTGACAACCAAGGTCCTCGAGGTTCGAGACCGCAACACCTTCGTCGCAATGCTGGCGACGAAGCTCGACACATCGCTCCCGCCGGTCGACTGGTATCTCCGGCGCTGCGGCTATCCCCTCGGATGCAGCATGATCCTGCTGACCCGGCTGGACGGTGGCGGGTGTGTCGCCCACAACGATCCATACGGCTGGGGCGATCGCACGTTCCACATAGCTCACCGTTTCATCGAGCAGCACTGGCACGAGCTCAACGACGGGTCGGTGGTTGACGTCGAGTTCATCCTCAAGGAAACCAAGATCAAGAAAGAGAGCGAGAGGTTCGATGCGGGCATCTACGGAACGGCTGCTGATCGAGGCGCTGCTGCTAAGCCGCGCCGGTCTAAGAGAGTTCGCACGACGCCCTGAGAAGTACGGGGATTCGACGCGCTGGATCAGCATTTGCGAGCGCGTGTCGACCGCTCTTGTTCAAGCTGAGATTGATAGTCCCGGCTGTAGTATCGGGAAAGGCGCTCTCTATGCGAACGAGCCATCTCCAGGCGCCGCATCGCCAGCCGCACTTGCTGCAAGCGTCGGCGCCGGTCTGCGAGGTCGACCTGGGCAATATCAACGAGTGCGCCCGGCGTCGGCATCACGTGATAGCGCTCGCGGCCCAGAGCGCCCCGCACGCTCGTCAGAAGAAGATCCGCAGGAAACTCCGCCATGATGGCGGTGTAGGCCTGCCGCACCCTGGCCGGCAGCGGCTTGCAGTTGAGCACCTGCATCGCCAGCGAGAACGCCTGCTCGGCAATCTCGGGCCCGCACGGTCCGGCCTTTTCCTCCATCCAGGCTGCCACCACGGGCAGCCACACGTCGATCTCGAGCGGCAGGACATGCTCGTAGGAGCCCATGTCCATGATCGCCCGGGCCCTCGCCTCGGCCTTGTTCAAAACAGACAGCTTGTCGGCGTGCGCCAGCGAGTTAAAGAGCGCCAACGAGCCAAAGACCAGCGCAGGCTGGTTCGCCTGTTCAGCCATAGTTCCTCCTAATCCAGAGTTGAGTACCAGGCGATCAGCAGCGCTTCCGCAGGACCGTCCCGCTTCGGCGCCGCAGGCCCGAAGATCTCCCGGGCCAGGTCGATGGCTTCCTGTTTGTCAGCGGACAACCCAAGCTTTTTTTTCCACTGGTCTGGCTGCACAAGCGTCATGGGGATCCGCAGCAACGAGAGAGAGAGGATCAGGCCGTAGTTGGTCCCCGACGTGTGGCCGCTGACCGAGGACTGGTTGGGATAGCCGCGCTGCTGCTCGATCACGAGCTGGTCGGGCTCCTGCGAGGCGATATGCTCGTGCAGGCGCACGACGTCGATGGTGTTGTGGGTCTTGCCGGCGATGGCGGCCCGCCAGCTGTTGACCGGCATGGCAAGGGAGGCGCAGGAGGTGAGCTTGCCGTCCTCGAGGTCGAGGAAGCCGATGCCCCCGAGTAATCCGGGGTCGATGCCACATATCCTTGTTTTCATTGAGTCCTCTGTTTGTGCAGTATATAGTTGCTCGACCAGCAGGGAAAGGCAACGGTCATGCACATCGACGCTTACGAGCTGCGCCACAACGCCCGCCAGATGGCGGTGCCCGAGCACCTGATCGACGGCATCGTGCGCTACCTTGTGGATCACATTCGCTCGGGCGACTTTCTGATGAGCGTGTTCGCCAACGACCTCCACTCGGCCATGCAGTACGGCGACCCGGTCAGCCTCCATCAGCTGCCGCAGCTCAGCCGCTTCATCTACTTCCACTTCCCGCCGAAGGCGTGGGGCTCACGCGAGGCCGTGCAGCGCTGGCTGATGCGCGAGCCAGCAACCAGCGAGGGTGAAGGAGACTGACATGGCATTGACGAAGAAGCAGATCGCGACGCGCAGCACGGGCATCGGCGCAAGCGAGGCCCGCACCATCATGTACGGCGACGGACCGCAATGGACGGCATTGTACAATGAGAAGGTCCACGGCATTCAGCCGACCTTCAAGCCCGACCAGCTCTACCTGATGGCGATGGGCGTGGCGATCGAGCCGCTCACCATGCGGCGCTTCAACAACAGCGTGAAGCCGTTGCAGGCCATCGAGGCCGAGCACACCATCCGCTGGAAGATGGACCCGTTCTTCCTGTTCACGCCCGACGGCATCACCGCCGATACCAACGAGCCGGTGCAGGCCAAGTTCCACTCGGGCGACAAGAGCATCATCGAGCTCGCCGACTACTACCTGCCGCAGCTCAACCACGAAATGCTCTGCATGGGCGCGCAGAAGTGCTGGCTCGCCGTCACGTTCGGCCACTATGGCCGCTTCATGCACATCCACGTCGACCGCGATGAGGACGCGCTCGACGCCTACCTGCAGAGGGCCGCCGCGTTCAAGGCCTATCTCGAGAGCGGCGAGCTGCCGGCCGAGATGGCGATCCCGCCGGCGTTCGCCGTGCCGCGCAAGCGCGATCACATCTGGCTGCCGACCGACAACGCGATCGCCAGCCTCGCCATGGACGTGATCGAAAACTACGAGGCGTCGGACAAGTTCGACACCGCGCTCGCCAAGTTGAAGAAGCTGTTTCCCAAGGACGCCGCCACGGCCACCTGGGTCGACGTCACCGGCTCTGGCATCAAGATGATCGCCGACCGGGCGGGCAAGATCCGTTGGGTCCCTCTGTTCGGGAAGAAGTGATGGACATCAAGAGCATGACCTCCGAGCAGCTCATCGAGACGCTCGACCTCTGCCTGCAGATCGCCGCCACCGGCATCGAAATGCGGGTCAAGCAGAAGGTCTATTTCCGCGAGCGCACCCACCAGGCGCTGATCGAGGCGCGCCAGCTCGAGAGCAAGTTCGACAAGCTGTGCATCGGCTTCAGGGAGGCCAAGGATGAAGGGCCAGCGTGAGCTGTTCCCGCAGGCGCGGGGACCGAGCGGCGAGGACATCAAGCGCTACCAGCTGGGCCGCTGGGAGAACAGGGAGAGCCGCTGGTATGCCTACGCCCGCGCCAAGGCGGTCGAGCAGCTGCAGGCCCACCCCGGCAGCACCATCAATTCGGACTGGGTGTGGGAGCACTGCCCACCCCCGGCCGACAGCCATCCGTCAATCATGGGACCGATCTTCCGCGATCCCCGCTTCACCCACATGGGCTACACCAGGAGCAAGAGAGCCAGTGCCCATGCCCGGGTGATCGCCTACTACGTTCTCACGGAGGGCAAATGACCGACACCGACAACATGCGGATCTGGACGCGCTTCGCCGCCACCGATCCGCGCCACACCAAGGCGGTCAGCTACGGCCGCAAGTTCACCGCCATCGACACCTACTACCAGATCCAGCGCGCCACCGAGGCCTTCGGGCCGTTCGGCGAGGGCTGGGGATGGGAGAGCGAGCACGAGGTCGTGGTGGCTGTCAGCGAGAGCGAATCGGGCAGCAAGACCAGCACGTTCGCCAAGGTGGCGCTGACTCTGTGGTACCGCGAGGGCGACAAGGTCGCCCGCTGCGGCCCGGTGATCGCCATGAACCTGCTGGTCTCGGCCAAGGGCGTGCCCGACGAGGAAGCCTTCAAGAAGGCGACGACCGACGCGCTGACCAAATCTCTCTCTTACCTCGGCTTCAGCGCGGACGTGTTCATGGGCAAGTTCGACGACAACCGCTACGTCGAGGGCATGAAGGCCGAGTTCGAGAAGGCCGACAAGGTGGCCGCCCAGACCCTGCCGGCCGAGCTGCAGAAGTATCTCGACGCAGCCAAGCTGTGCGCCGGCCTCGACGACCTGATGGTGGTGTGGGCCAAGCTCGAGCCCGCCTTCCCGCAGCTCAAGCCCGCCCAGGTCAACTACATCAAGATGACCTTCGGCACGCTGAAGCAGAAGGTGGCTCCCGGCTCCGACTGAGCCCTGCTACAAGGGGTGCATGGCACAGTTCCGTCACCGCAAGGATCCACGGCAGGCCGACCGTCTCACGGTGTGGCTGCCCGACGACCGCGTGTACGGCCGGCGCGGCCAGATCACCGTCATGGGCCCCAACGGACAGCGCATGTCGATGAGCGCCGCGGCCAAGCTTGCCGGCGTGCCGCGCCGCACCGTGATCGCCCGCATCCGCGAAGGCCGGCAGGAGAAAGACTGGTACTTCAAGGGCAACCTGCGCTACCCCAACCCGCGCCAGCGCTGCCCGGTCAAGCAGGGCCCGAAGTGGCACGGCTTGCGGGGCGTCGACGAGCCTCACAAGGGACGCACCTTCGCCAGCAAGAGAAAGAAAACCGATGCCACGGTACACTCCGTCAAGCGGCCGCGTATCCATGCCTGGGCGATCCGCAACCACAAAAGGTCACTGGCTAAAGCTGCTCGAGCGAAAGCCGCCGCCGCCGATCAGGGATCCCGCCCTGTCGAGTAGGGGCCTGCTGTGGGGCGTCGGCCTGGCGATCGTGCTATGGCTGGCTGCCGCCGGCGTGTGGTGGCTTCTCGTTCAGTGAAGGGGAATCCGATGGTCGACTACGATCCCAACCCCAAGCCCGACCCGCCCGTGCCGGCGCCTGAGCCCGAGCCGACAGATGGCCCGGACCCGCCAGCTCAAGAAAAAGAGGCGGTCGTCGACCCCCTCTCTCTTACCCGACCCGGCTACCCGGACATTCACGGCACGTTCGGCACCAACCTGGCCGACCGCGGCGACTAGGCGCAGCCTCGATCTGGAGACGCTGCTCAGGATCAGGGACGTGCTGGATGCCAACTCGGTCCCGGTGCCGCGCTTCGTCTATCTCAAACCACGTTCTTGAGGCCCTCGAACGTCCCGGCCGAGCTGATTGTCAGCATCTGGTGGCGCGGCTGGGCGGCCAGCCCGAGGTGAACCCACTCGTCGCCCTCGCCGTCGACACCCGCTTCGTAAATCAGCTGGTCGATCCCCAGCCTCGACAGGTACGGCATCAGCTTGAGACAGATAGCGTAGGGCGTGCCGTAGCCGGGGCAGATGAAGTCGCAGGCCAGGCCCGCGCAGTGCGCCGAGTTGGTGGCACCGCCCACCGCCGCGTTGAGCTGCGGGCCGCGGTAGCCCGACGTGATGGTGATGGGATGCCGGCCGAGCAGCAGGCGCACCGCCTCCATCGTGTAGGCCAGCAGCTCGAGGTCGTCGAGCAGCTCCGGTGGCGGCTGGTTGTCCAGGCCGTTGGCCTGCGCGGTCGCCGAGTAGGTGAACTCCTCGAGCGTGAAGTGCGGCGTGAGCTCGGTCATGCCGCCGGTGGCTTCATCCAGGTCTCGAACAGCCCGAAGCAGCCGGGGCAGAGATCGCCGCCCATGCCGGTGCCCGGCCCGGTCATCTTCTGGCTCTGCACGTGCAGGCGGGCCCAGCCTTCCTCGGCGATCTTGGCCTGCCCGCCGACCACTTCCGAGACGTGGCCGCAGCGATCGCAGGTGCAGGTGTAACTCTCGGTTTCCTTCGAGACGATAGCCATCCTAGCCTCTCTTTCTCAGCCCCGAATCGGGGGTCCAAAGACCTGCCAGCCGAGCAGGCTAAACAGGATGAACAGCAGCAGCGCGTTGCCCAGGACAACGATCGCGCCGGTGACGAGCGCGAAGTGCCCAAGGATGCCGAACACCAGCCAGATTAGCATCAGCACCCAGAAGATCAGTCCTCGTGTCATGGTTCGTCTCCCTTGTCGTTGGGGGGCCTGCGAATGAAGCCACCGGCGAAGGCCAGGGCCGCCGCAAGAGCAGCAGCAAGAAGGCCCGACAGCCGGTCCTTCGGATCGCACACGATGTCGGGGTTCTTGATGATGACCTCCGAGTGGTAGATGCAGGCGCCGACCGATGCGAGCACGATCACGCCGTAGATGCCGATCACAAAGGCGACAAGCCAGAAGGCACCTCGCAGCGGGTCGAAGGGCGGGCGCTCATTCACCAGCGCCGTTCTTGGCTGGAGCGGGCGGCTCGTCAGGCGGCTTGGGCAGGCCCGGCGGGCCGGCGCGCTGCGGCAGCTGGTCCATCTGCTGCTGCTCGGCAACCTGGCGCTGCAGGGCGACGAACGCCTGGAAAGCCTCGCTGAGCGGCATTGAGCCCAGCGCCTTCATGATGGTCTGGAAGTCCTGGTGCGAGAGAACGAGCCGGATCATGGGATCTCCTGTGTGGGCCGTCGAGCCTATCACGTGATGGTCGCCTTCTTCACATAGAAGCGCAGCACGATCGCCTCGGACAGCGAGGCCGCCGTGTTGTTGCGGACCGTCACCGTGGCCGAGCCGGCCGCCGGCGTCACCGAGATGCCGTAGCCGCCCAGCGCGCCGACGCTGTCGTGCTGGATGTCGATCGAGTCGGTGGCGGCGATCAGCGTATTGGTCCACGTGAAGGCCACCCCGGTCGCGGCCGCCAGCGCCGCGGCGTTGAGCGTGATGGTGCCACACAGCTTGCTCAGCACCACCGTGGTCGCCTTGGAGGTGATCTGGGCCACCGTCCCGCCATTGCCCACGCCATAGCCCATGCCGTTGCTGCCGGCCGCGCCCAGGATGCCGCTGGCCGACATGGTAAGCAGCTCGACGCCGCCCGTGGTACGGATGTGCTGGGTGTCGAAGTCGCTATAGCGCGTCGGCACGTTGACGCCGCTCTCGTTGAAATACTGGCCGGTATAGTCGACCAGCCCGGCAACGCTGCGGTTGGTGCCGGTCAGCAGGTTCCACGTCGAGCGGGTCGCCGCCCCGGTGCCGGCATTGCCGACTTGCATGAGGGCCTGGGCGTTGACGTTCTCGCTCACCACCATGTCGCCCAGCAGCGTCATGCCGCTCGCGCTGAAGCTCGCCCGCACCACGTTGGCCGTGATGATCTGGGCCCATGCTCCGGTACCGCCAAACACCGCGGCATAGGCATTCGAGCCCGTCCAGTTGGTGCCGGCAACCGAGGCCTCGATGCCAACCACGGCATTGTTGCCGGTGTTGACGAAGTTCATGTAGAGCGCCGAGGTCGTGCCGCTCAGCGCGTTCAGGAAGGCACCGCTCGCCACCGTGCTGACCAAGGCGCCGGTGGCGTTCACCGTCCCCGTGAAGGAAGGGTTCGCGGCGAAGCCGGGATTGGGATAGCTGCCCGACAGCACGCCTGTCGCGCTGCCCGAGGGCGGCAGGCTGGACGGGATCGAGGCCGCCGAGATGTAGGGCCCGACCGTGGCTCCGTTGATGCGGGCGAGCAGGCCGAGCGTGGTGGTCCAGACGTCGCCATTGGCCGGCGCGGTGGGCGCCGCGCCGTGCGGCAGGTTGAGCCCGGCAGTGCCCGCCGCCGAGGCTGCCGTGGTCGCCTTGCCGGTGAAGGTGGGCGAGGCGATCGGCGCGTAGGTCGTGGCCGCCACCGCGGTCGTGAGGTACGACCCGGCCGGCTGGTAGGCGCTGGCAGCAGTGAAGGCCGCAGTGCCCAGGGTGCCGCCCGTGCCCACGTTGAGCGTGCTGCCGTCGGTCCCCGCCAGGGTGAGCGACGCGGCGATCGCCAGCGTCTTGCCGACGCTGTGACTGAGCCACGCCAGGGTCGGGTTGGGATAGGTCCCGGTGAGGTCGCCGCCCGCCGTGCCGCTGGCGCCGCCGGCCGTGATGGTGACGCCGTTGATGCGGGCGAAGAAGCCGGCCGAGGTCGTCCACACGTCGCCGTTGGTGGGCGTCGTGGGAGCTGCCCCGTGCGGCAGGTTGAAGCCGGCATTGGCGGTGGTCGAGGCCGGGGTCAGGAACTCGACCAGCGAGGCGAAGAAGCCGTTGCCGATCGTCGCCCGGACGGCGCCCCCGGTGACGAACTCGGTGAAGCCGGAGGTGCCGCCGACCAGCGTGGCGTAGGCGTGCGAGCCGGTCCACGAGGTGCCCGCCACCGAGCCTTCGGTGCCGAACGTCGCCGTGTTGCCGGTGCCCTGCAGGGTATAGAAGGCCGGGTTGGTGGTGAAGTTGTCGGCCGTCATCATCGCGCCCGAGGTGCGCTCGATCTCGACGAAGCCGGCGACCTGCAGTGCCCCGGTGGCGTCATTCCAGTAGAGGTTGGGCGTGGTGACGGGCGGATTGCCGAGGCCGCCGCCCAGCATGACGTTGTTCGCCCCCAGCGTCGGCGAGTAGGCCGTCATCCAGTTGAGGTCGAGGTAGGGCACGCCACCGGCGCTGGGCGTGCGGTTGGGCGACTGGAAGGTGCAGGGCGCGAAGTAGACGTTGCTGGCGCCGTAGTGGCTCATGATGGCGCCGCTGCCGCCGCCGATCTCGAGCACCGACTTGACCGAGCCGGCACGGCTTTGGAACGAGCTGTCGTCGACCCAGATCGGGCCCAGTCCGACATGGCTGCCGTCGAGGATCAGGTCGGCCGAACCGGCCACCCCGCCGTTGGCGAGGCCGATGTAGTTGTTGATGTAGATGCGCTGCGCGCCGGCCGCCGCGGTGTCGCGGATACGCAGCCCGCCCAGCGGGCAGACCCCGGCGGTCAGGCTGTTGATCTTGAAGTCGCTGACATTGCCGATCAGGTCGCAGCCCACCGAGCCTGCCACCGCGGTGTCGACCAGGCTGATGTAGAGGCCGTCGATCGAGCCGTTCGAGACGCCGGCCGAGCCCGAGCCGTCGAAGATCACCATGCCCTGCACGGTCACGTTGTCGATGTAGAGCGCGTAGCCCGCGCCGTTGTCGAACTGGATGGCAACCGAGGCGTTGGCGGTGGTGAGGATCGTCGAGTCGGCGATCACCACGCCCTCGCAGGGATGACTGGTGTAGCGCACGCCGTTCTGGTCGCCCAGCACCTGCAGGTTGTCGATGCGCGAGTTGGTGCCGTTGAGATCGCTCAGCAGCGTCCAGCCGCTGGCGTCCTGCGACCACACGTCCTTCAGCGTGAACGAGTCGGAGTTGTGGGCGTAGTAGTTGTTGACGAAGCCGTAGACGAAAACCTGGAACACGAAGTTGCGGTTGTTGCCGGCCACCAGCGGGCGCAGCGCGATGCCGTTGGTGGTGCGCGGGCCGCTGATGTTGCGGGCGACCGTGCCGACGCCGTAGATCCAGGAGCCGATGTTGGCCGTGACCGTGATGCAGTCGGTCATGAAGACGAGCGCCCGGATCACCCCGTCGATCCGCAGGCAGACGCCCTGCGGCACCACGATCGGCCGGCTGATGCCGTAGAAGGCCGGCGTGGGGTTGAACACCACCGTGCCGGTCGGCCCGCCCGCCTGGGCTGCTGCGATCGCCCTGTCGATCGCGTCGCTGTCGTCGCCGCCGTTGCCCTTGGCGCCATAGTTGCGGACGTTGTACTCGTTGTAATACTGGATGCCGATCGAGAACAGCGACGGGTCGAAGTAGGTGACGTTGCCGCCGGCATCGAAGCCCAGAATCTTGTTGGGCGCCTCGGCCCAGTCGGGCAGCACCATGTCCTTGACGTTGTCGTAGTCGCTCTCGCCGAAGCGGATCGCCGAGTGTGCCCACCGGCGCTGGTCCTGGGCGGCCGAGACCTCGCGGTTGAGGTCGCTGTTGAGCGAGCTGCGGTCGAGGAAGCCGGTCAGCGGGAAGTTCGACAGCCGCGTCAGATCGGTCAGCCGGTAGCGCGTCAGCAGGCAGTTGGTGACGGCAGTGTCGAGCGTCACCGTGCCCGACGGATAAATGCCATCGCTGCCCGGCGTGCCGCTCACCTCGTAGTCGACGCCACGATAGAGCCGCACCGCTCCGGTCGCCGCCGTCCAGATCTCCACGGCCACGTCGTCGAGAGAGAAAAAGGGGAAGTCGACGTTGAACACCGTCTGGGGCGTGGCGCCGACCGAGGACTGTATCCAGCCGTCGTTCTCGCCGATCGTCACGGTGGTAAGGGCAAGCGGCATGTCACGTCACCCGGATGATGTAGTTGCTGACATAGGCCGGCGGCGTCATCGGCAGCTCGGTGGTCCCGCCGGCTGCACCGGACACGCCGTCGTTCGAGAGGTTGATGCTGCGGTAGGATCCGCTGCCGCCCTGCAGGTCGCCGCCGCCCGGGATCGTTCCCGGCACGGCGTGGTTGTGCGACGGCATCTGCGACAGCGAGAGGGTGCGCGCCTCGAGCCCGCCATGCGCGCCCAGGGTGAGGCCGTCGACCCCGCCATGCGCCGCGGTCAGCCGTCCCGCGGCACCCAGCGTGCCCATGTCGTCCTTGCCAAAGCCCGCCCGTCCGCGGCGGTCGGGAATGGCGAAGGTGGTGCTG